GCGCGTTACTGGGACAAGTGCCGCTGCGACGACCTCCCGTTTGGGGTGGACTTTTCTGTTTTTGATCTTGCTATTAATAGTGGTCCTGCTCGTGCCAGCAAGTATCTTCAGACAGCTTGTGGTGCTCATGCTGATGGGGTTATCGGACCTGCGACCCTCTCTTTAGTTAATTCACAAGATCCCCTTTCCTTATTGCAAAAAATCAACGATAATAGATTGCAGTTTTTGCAGAGTCTTCCGACTTGGGAAACGTTCGGCAAGGGGTGGGGCCGGAGAGTTGCAGAAGTTAAATCGGCATCGACTTCAATGGTAGGGTGACATGGTCGGATTAACATACGCAACCTACGTTGAACAGATCGCCACGATGGCGGTCGTGCAATCGACCGACGTAAATTACCTCACCATTGTCCCGTCGATGATTGATTACGCTGAATTGCGGATGCAACGCGATTTGGATTTTCTTTCGACGCAGATCAGCAATTCGTCTTATTCGTTCACTTCCGGCAACAACATATTGACGATCCCAACATCGTCGTTCGTTTCTTTGCAGACATTTGAAGTTATCACCAATGGAACTTCTTCTCCTCTTCTGCCGATTGGAAAAGAATACATTCAAAATGTGTATGCCAACGGCTCGACAGCAGGTGTGCCAAAATATTTTGCTGTTTATGGCGGGGATAGCGCAACAACTGGTTTGACTTCGCAAAATATTTTCGTTGGCCCAATACCGGACGATTCTTATGTTGTTCGGCTGACAGGCACAGTTCGATCGACTCCTTTATCTGCCGCAAACTCGACAACGTTCATCAGCGTTTATCTGCCGGATTTGTTTATCATGGCGTCAATGATTTACATCTCCGCTTATCAGCGCAACTTTGGCCGACAGTCCGACGATCCTCAAATGGCTCAAAGTTATGAAAGCCAATATCAAGCCCTCAAGGCAAGCGCGTTGGTTGAGGAAAACCGCAAGAAGTTTGAGGCGGCGGCTTGGACAGCCTACTCACCATCTCCTGTCGCTTCACCAACGAGGTAGCCTCCCATGCCTCACGCAACGATGAAGCTGATCCCTGGTATTGATACCTACAAGACACCTGCCTTGAACGAGGCGGCTTTTTCAGAGTCTCAGCTTATTCGTTTCGTTCCGGACAGATCAGGCATGGGCCTTGTTCAGAAAATGGGCGGTTGGGTCGATTGGGCGAATCAAGGGCCAATTGCAGGCACAATTATGGACATTCACCCTTGGCAAAATTTGGTCGGGGATGCAGCTCTTGCTGTTGGGGCAGAGGAAAGTATTTCGGTTATTGATGAAGTGAGCAGAAACGAAAACGTTATCACTCCTCAGAAAACCACTTCTAATTCTCCGAAAAGCACATACACCGTAACAATAACAAATGCGACTCCGGCAGTGGTGACCGCGACAGGAAGTTCCTACCCACCAGGAACTCCGATCGTATTTTCCACGACAGGGACTTTGCCTTCTCCGCTTGCTGTGAATACAGTTTATTATGTCGCGTCAACTTCTCCAACACCAACAGCGAACACTTTTGGCGTGTCAGCTACGGTTGGCGGAACTGGCATCGCAACAACCACAGCCGGAAGCGGCGTTCATACGGTGACCGTTCCGCTTGCCTCGACTACGAGCGGATCATCCACTGTCACCATTTACGACACTGGGTTAGGTGTTCAGTCTGTTTCATTCACCAATGGGTCGCCAACGGTGGTCACAGCCGCTGTTGCGCCAACGCTCGACACAAGCGTGGTGTTTTATGGCACGTCGCTCCCCACAGGAGTCACACCAGGCACGACTTATTACGCTCAACCTTTGACTGCCACAACGTTCAATATTTCAACAACAACTTTTGCGAGCGGCACCCTAACCCTTGTCAACACGACAACGACAGGGACGGGTACGGTTTATACGCCGAATCAATTAAGAGATGGGTTTTCTTCTTGGATAAAAACTCCAATCAGCATATCAAATTTGATCGTAAGCGGAGTTTATTCAATTCAAGCTTATATCGCAAGTTTGTATTTTAACGTTTATGAGATTGATGTCGGGATTGCCGCGACTTCAACAACAAGCATTTCAACGCTTCCGGAATTCGACCCCGATTCAGGGTTTTCAACAATTGTCGTAACTCAAGCCAATCACCCATATCAGGACGGTTTCACGGCGACGTTTCTCACGTCAACGACTTCTGCGGGTGTAACAATTTTTGGCAATTATTTTACGACATACATAAGTTCTACTCAGTATCAGATAACAGCTTCGTCTGCCGCGACAAGTAGCACTGCGTTTTTAATGAATTTGGGTAGTGCGCAATTTACTTATTATTATAACATTCCATCATCTTTTGCCGCCTTGGGTTATGGCTCAGGCGGATATGGCGAAGGCGGATATGGTGCGGGAATTAAAATTAACTATCCTTCTGCTCCAACGATCACGACAACCAATTGGACGATTAACAACTTTGGCGAAATTCTCACTGCAAACGTTCAAAACGGTGAAATTTATTATTGGTCGCCGACTTCAAATACAACAACAATGTTTTTGTTGGAAACTGCTCCAACAGCAAACACAGGTCATTTCATCGCAATGCCATCCCGACAGGTTGTGGCGTACGGTTCAACAGTGACAGGCATTCAGGATCCATTGTTGATCCGGTGGTCGGAGGCCGGAGACGCAACCGTTTGGCAAGCCTCGGCGAATAACCAAGCTGGCTCTTTCCGCCTTGCGGAAGGAAGTGCGATCGTTGGCGGGATTCAGGCTTCCCAACAGGCTTTAATTTGGACCGACCTTGCTCTTTGGTCTATGCAATACATTGGTTACCCAAATGTGTTCGGGTTCAACAAGCTCGCGGACGGTGTTGGATTGATTGCGCAAAAGGCTGTTGGCATTCTTGGGAGAGCGGCATATTGGATGTCTCCTGGAGGATTCAACGTTTTGTCCGAAGGTGGCCCACAAGACATGGCCTGTCCTGTTTGGGATCAAGTATTCCAAAATTTGAACACTAGCTTGGATCCAAATGGGTTTCCTTATAGCAATTTGATCCAGTGCGCCACAAACTCTATTTTTGACGAAGTGATGTGGTATTACCCATCAACGAATTCAACGTATAACGACTCATACGTCAAATATAATACCCTCACCCAAGCATGGGATTATGGCACATTGGATCGTGTTGCGTGGTGCGATCAATCCGTCCTTGGGCCACCGCTCGGCGCGGACAGCGATGGCTACATCTGGCAACATGAAATTGGTTACAACGCTGGCAACTCGCCAATGGTGTCATCATTTGAAACGGGTTACATGCAGTTGAACGATGCGGACAACTTGATCTTTATTGATCAAATTTGGCCTGATTTCAAATGGCAAACGACCGAGCAACAATCGACAAATTCCGCAACTTCTGCAACCATGTATCTGACGTTTTATGGAGCGGATTATCCAGGAGATACTCCTATCCAATATGGTCCATACGAAATGACTGAAACGACTAAATATTTAAGTGTTCGGATCCGAAACCGTTTGCTTCGTATTTCATGCTCCACAGCGAACGCAAATGGTGTTGCCCTAAACAATACATTCTTCCGGATTGGTGCTTTGCGTTACCGTGCTCAACTTGATGGGAAATTCTGATGGCAAGTCTTGACGATATCCTCACCACCCAGAAAAACGGCGTCATTGCAATTGGCGAATACCCAAACGCATTGGCCAAGTTCGCCGGAACAAACAACACAAAGGAAATTGCGGCGGCAACAACTTACCAAATTAAAACTAAAAGTGGTTGGTTTGCCAACGTTTCTGTTATTGTAGCGGGAACAACAACCGGAACTGTCTACGATTCCTCCAACACCAACTCGCTGACAGGTTTGCGGATTTACATCGTCCCCAACACAGTTGGCGTGTTTCAAGTCCAAGTCCCGTTTGCAGACGGCCTTGTCATCACCACTGGAACAGGACAGATCGTTTCTGTCACTTATACGTGAGGTCATTATGCCGCTGAAAAAAGGCTCTTCCCAAAAAACAGTCAGCTCAAATATCTCGGAGATGATGCACTCTGGCCATTCGCAGGATCAATCCATTGCAGCGGCGTTGAACACTGCTCGGAACACAAAGGCCATGGGCGGTGGGTTGTACGCCAACATTCACGCCAAAAGAGAACGCATCGCCAAAGGTTCAAAAGAGCGCATGCGGAAACCAAATTCGAAAGGTGCCCCGACCGCTGGCGCGTTTAAAGCAGCCGCAAAAACAGTTCGTCCAGCGAAAGCGGAGGGTGGGCCGTTTGCCGACATGTCCTACGACAAAGGCGATATGTCATACACAAAATCCGATCCGAAGTTTATGATGAATAAAGTGCATGAAGGCCCAATCCATTCTCCGGTCGCCGGACGCACGGATCACCTGCCGATGAACGTTGCTTCAGGCTCGTACGTCATCCCTGCCGACATCATTTCGGCCATGGGCGAAGGCAACACTATGGCTGGTTTCAAAGTCGCCAGAAAAATGTTTTCCTCTCAGCCCTACATGGTGAATGAAAAACAGCCATATGACTCTGCCGAACAACCCTACTCCGAGGGCAAACCTTACGGCGCAAGGGCGGCGGGTGGAGCAGCCCCTGTTGAGATCGTGGCAGCCGGAGGAGAGTATGTCATTTCTCCGAAAGACGTTCTCAAAATTGGCGGCGGCGACATGGATCACGGTCATGCCAGCTTGGATGAGTTCGTCAAAAGCTACCGCCAAAAAACGATCCACACGCTGAAAAAACTTCCTGGGCCAAAGAAAGATTGATCATGGACAACGAATTGAACGTTCGCGTCGGGACACCTGAAGACATTGACGGCATGATGAAGCTCGCTTTGGCAGCGTGCGAAGAAAATGGTTTGACGAACCCGAACCCAATGAAATTGCTGGGAGAGCTTTGGGCTGGGTTGACGAGGGAGCATGGCATTGTCGGGATCATTGGCAAAGCCGGAGAGCAATTCGAGGCGGCGATTTTGCTGCGGACTGAATCTTTGTGGTATTCAGATGATTTAACGATTGTCGAACGTGCGATTTTCGTTCATCCTGATTACAGAAGTGCAAAAGGCGGTCGGGCAAGGAAACTTTGCGAATTCGCGAAACAGGCGGCGGAAGTTTTGCAGCTTCCATTGGTGATCGGGATTTTGAGTTCGCAGAGGGCAGAGGGCAAGGTTCGACTTTACGAGCGGCAATTTGGCCCACAGTCGGGCGCTTATTGGATCTATGGCAAAAAAACAGGCGATTGGGCGGCAGACGCACAACCTGAGAACGCGACGGAGCACTGACATGGGCGGGAAAACCGGAACCACGAGTTCAACGACCAAAATTCCTCCCGAGGTCATGGCGCGTTACAATGCTGTGAACAAACGTGCGGAAGAAGTTGCCGCAAAACCTTTTCAGCAATACGGCACAACACCGGATGCTTTTGTTGCGCAGTTGAATGAACAGCAAAAAACAGGTCAGGCTGGGATGAACCAGTACGCCAATGCCGCGCAACCTGTTTTGAACCAAGTTCAGCAAGGCTACACCCCCGAGGGGTTCTCTCAGGGCGTGAAGGGTTACATGAACCCTTACCTCGAGAGTGCGGTTGCCTCGACAAGAAATCAGATGCAAAATGTTGCGGGGCAACAGCAAGCTCAAATGAAGGGCTCGGCAATCGGCCAAGGCGCGTTCGGTGGCGACCGATCCAACATTGGTTTGGGTAACCTTATCAACCAGCAGAACCTTGCTCTCGGCCAGACGATCGGTGGCATGGAATCGCAAGGCTTCCAGAATGCCGCACAGAATTATATGTCAGGTCTTGGCCAACGTGGCCAAACAGCCCTTGCCGCCCAACAGGCAGGGCTGCAGGGAGCTCAGGCGCAGATTGGCGCAGGTACCCTTGGTCAGCAGACTGAACAGGCCGGAAAGACCGCTCTGTACAACCAGTTCTTGCAAGAACAGGCATACCCATATCAGGTCGCTCAGTTCCTTGCGAACGTCGCAATGGGCACAGGCGCATTGTCCGGCTCAAGCACAACCACGACTCAGCCTATGCCGTTTTTCTCGGATGAGCGTCTCAAAGATGACATTGAAAAGATCGGCAAAACGTTCGACGGTCAGGACATCATCAAGTTCCGTTACAAAGGCGAGGACGGCCCGAAGCAGATCGGCTTGTCTGCTCAGAACGTCGAGAAGCATCACCCCGAAGCGGTTGGTTTGGCAAAGGGCTACAAAACTGTTGACTACGATGCCGCAACAAAAGACGCTGCCAAGCGTGGGCATTTCGAGGATGGCGGCATGGCTTCCGAGGGCGGAGCGGTCGGGCTTCAGCACATGGGCCAAGGGTTCGCTGCAGGAGGCGGAGCTTACGACCCTTACGATCCGTACTCAATTTACAACATTCTTTCCCGTCAACAAGGGTTCTTCGACGGCGGTGAACGCAGCCATGTTCCTTCGTCTCGAGGATTGTCCGGAGGCGTCGGGAAGCACGGTCGTGTTCCGGAGGCGAGCTTGCCTGTCGGAAGGCTCATGGTTGGTTCCCCTCCTCCTGCGCCATTGGAAAGCGGAATGTCGCAAGCGATGAATGCAGCAAACACTGGCGAAACTATTTCGAAGATGTTTTCAACCAACGAGAAAACTGGCGAGAGCGGCCTTGCGCGTCAAATTTTGGAGTCGATTAAATCGAGACTGCCAAAAGATGAAGAAACGAAAAAGCCAGAGACAGAGGCTCGTGGCGGACTCGTTGGGTATGCTTCGGGAGGTATGCCTTACGACATGGATGAAGATCCGAAAAAGCTCGACATTCCGGATGAATCGTCCAAATTCAAAATGCCTGAGCAAAAGCATCTTCCTGGAGCCATGCAAGACCCAACGATGAAAGCCATCATGGACATGGCGAAGCTCGCTTCTGGGTTTATGAAGAACGGCGGTCGTGCTGAATATCAAGAAGGCGGTGCGCCAGAAGATGAGCTGGGTCGTTATTTGGGAGCGATTGCGAAAACGGAAAGCGGCGGACAGAAAAATCCGTATGCCGCTCTTGGTCCATTGACAAAAACAGGCGACCGAGCTTACGGAAAATATCAAGTTATGGGGGCCAATATTCCTTCATGGACGGAAGAGGCGTTGGGTCAAAAGATGACTCCCGACGAATATCTCGCCAACACAGATGCGCAAGAAAAAGTTGCGCGGCATCATTTTGGGAAAGCATTGAATAAATATGGCACCCCAGAAGATGCAGCGTCTGTTTGGTTCACAGGCAAGCCACGCTCCGAGGCAGGAAATGTTGCGGACATTCTCGGCACAACAAATTCACAGTATGTGCAGAAATTCAACGAAGCATTAGGCCGTCCAACGGAGCCTAGAGAAGCTCGTGCGGATCTTCCGGCGGAAAAAGCAGTCACGGCTGGAGATTTTAATATTCCTGGAGAAAAATCCAACAAGGGATTTATGGAAGACCTTCTGCAAGAGAAATACGTTGTTCCGGCACTTGCGGGTCTTGGATCAATGCTTTCATCTCGGAGTCCATATTTGCTTCCGGCTTTGGGAGAAGGACTTGCGGGCGGCGCGGCAGCTTATATGGGCCAGCAGAAAACTCGTGCTGACATAGGAAGGACGGAAGCCGAAACCAAATCAGCAGAAGAAGCAGCTAAGGCAATTGAAGCGCAAACAGTTCAATCTGCGATGGTTGGCAACGACATTAGAATTATTGGGCCGAACGGAGATTATCAATTCATTCCAAAGGGCGTCTATTATTCAAAATCTCCTGGCACATTTCGAATTGCTCCTCTTAGTGAACAAGAACGACAGGATCTTAAAAACGGAAAAACGCTAAAAGGATTTATTCGTCCTATTGGACAAGCCGGAACAGATACTCCTTCATTGGGTGAAGAGGAAAAGCCTCCGGTTGTTGCAGGCCTTGCGCCTCCGTCTTTTGATAAAACGGCAGACGTTGATCAAACTTTCCCAAGACCTTCGGAAGCGAAGGTTGAAACCTCTGAGCTTTCTCCTCCAACAGGTTTGGCTGGCGGCGAGCAAGGGCAAAAAGTTGAAGAGCCAAAAACAAATGTGCCTTCTAACCAACCAATGGCAAAACCTTCTAAGTTTGCAAGAGAGGAAGATCAAAACGTTATTGACGAAGCGGTTAAACAAGCCATCTCTGGATATACTTCAGAGCAGTTGGCAACAGTTCCGCAAACTTTTGCAGAAGCAAAACAAATTCAACAAGCTAATATGGCGGTATATCAAAATATTAGAACTTTGGCAGGAGACTTTGCATCTTTGCCGAGGGAAGGCTCTTTGTTAACTCCTGGGGTGATTGCTCCTTACACAAGGAAAATCGCAGAATTTGCAAATTCAATTGCTTCGAGCTTTGGGAGAGAAGAACCTTTTGTAAATCCAGCAGATGTGCGAGATGTTTCTTCGATTGATAAAACGCTTGCTCAACTTTCAACAGAGTTGAGAGCTGCTAACAAAGTTCAAGCGGCTATAGGCATTGATAAAATGCGTGAAATGCTTCCAACAATTTCTCAACCTCAAGAAGGTATTGCAAAAAATCTTGCGGCGGTGTTGGTCAACATGAAACAGCAAAACGATTTTGCCAATTATTTGCAATCGGTTCGAGACCTTGCTGTTAAAAAAATGGGACCAGGACAATCTAGCATCGCAGACAGAGTTCCTGATTTGCCTTCTACAAATTGGTCACAACGGTTCAAAGAAAAAACAAGCTCTCAATACGCTCAAGACCAACTTACTCTTGAAAAGATGTACTTTGACGGATTTGCAGACACAAGCCAACCCAAAAATTCAAATGGGAAGTATCCTTTGGCATTAGACCAAGAAACTGGAAGACCAATTTCTGTTTTTGGGGCACTCATGAAACACCCTCAATCATTTTCGCAAGAACAGCTTCGGGCTGTTAAAGCAAAGTACGGCGAAAATATTTTAGACTACTTTAACCTTTCGACAGGAGAGTAAAATGGCCAATGAATTTGCTCTGCCAGAAGCGTTTGATTTTTCGGAAATTAACTCAAAAAAGCCTGGGTTAAAAGGAGGGGAACCTCCTGCTCGAGTTCTTCCTAATACTTTTCAACCATCTGGTCCGATAAAGGATGAAGGGTATACACCGACTCCTGGGCCGGATTGGAAAGATATTGGGTTAGCGGCTGCATCTTCATTTCCTGCAGGGGTTGTTCAATCATTTGGCCAACCAGGAGAAATTCAAAAATTTGCGCCCGAAGTTTCGCCTTTTATTGCTCGGACATTAGGAGGTCTTTACAGTTCTTTAACAGGACAGCCAAATCCTATTGAAGCAATGCAAAATAAATACGAAAAACAAGAAAAAGAGATAAGGGATCGTTTTTCCCCGAGAGAGCAAGAGCTTGCTCGGACTTCTGCGAGGCTCGAACAGCCATTAAAATTTCCAACTGGCGAACAACTCATGGAAAACGTGAAGCCTATGACGTTTGCGGGTTATCCCGTTGGAAAATTTTTAAATTATGAACCGAAAACTCCAGAAGGAAAAGTCGTTTCAGAAATTGGCAAATTTTCAGGAAACGTAGCCGGAGTTGGACCAGGAGCAATCAAAAGAGGTTTGCAAGGTGTAGTTGGTGAAGGGCTTGCGCAAACTTATGTTACGAATAGTCCTGATTCTGGGGAAACTCCTTATGTTAAAAGTTTGTTCGAGCTTCTTGGAATGGGAGCTGCAAGCGGAGCAGGGCAATTGGCCAAAGGGGCAGAAACTCGAGCTTCAGAACAACTGTCTTCTATTTTAAGAGACGCTTACAACAAAGGGAAAATTAAAAACTCCCCTGAGCAGATTATTGCTGCACAAAAAGCAGGTATTCCTCTTTCGTTTGCAGATGTTGCAGACCCAGAAACGAGAAATGCTCTTGAGCAATTCGCAGCAATTTCAGGCAAAACAGAACCGATTGGAAACTACAATCTTGGAATTTCAAATCGTTCAAAAGGTTATATGGATCCTTTTGTTGAGTCTCAACAAAGACTTAAAAATACACTGGAAGGATTTATTGAAACTCCTCAAGGCGCAAGAATAACCCCGAGCTTCGGCCCATCGCCTTCAACAACTTTTAAGCCAAGTTTGGATCCTAGCGAGATTTCAGCAAGAATTGCGGCTGAGAATAAAGGCGAGATTGACCGTGTTTACAATCTTGCGCGAAGCAATCCAGCAGCGCAAAATATTCCTGCGTCCAGTTTTGATTCGACGTTGATTGCAGCTCCTGCATTCAAAACAGCTTTTGATGAAGCAGCAACAACAGCGGCAAATCGAAACGTTGGTAAATCAATCAGCGACCCAGACTACGTAAAAGTTCCGTATATCGATAAGAATACGGGTCAAGAAGTTGCTGGAAATCTTCCATTTTGGGATTTGGTAAAACGTAGAGTTGATCAAACCATTTCGAAGTCAATTCGCGATGGAAGCGATGCAGACCTTGCCGATGCAATGAGAATAAAAGACAGCTTGCTAAAAGGTCTCGATCCGATTATTCCGGAATATGGTGCGGCAAGGTCTTTTGCTTCGGAATCTTTTGGGGCGGCTGAGTCTCCAATTGCTGGATTGAATGCTTATTTGGATAACAAAAATTTAATTAATCGAACACAAGCTGCAAATTCATTCCGTTCTGCTCCAAAAATTGAACAAGAAGGAATGCGCCAAGGATGGCTTGGAGGATTGAACGAAGACATTCAATCTGGAAAATTGAACAGCGTTGTCAATCGAATTCAAACGGATAATAATTTTAAAGAAATGGGAAGGTTGTTTTTGGGCGATGAAAAATTTGCAACATTGGAAAGCAATCTTATCGCTGAAGGAATAAAAAACAAAGCGCAAGAAATGAACGTTCCGAACCTAAAAGAAATACCTTCTAAAAGCAAAATCCCAGGATTTGCAACCCTTGGTGCAGCCGCTGTTGGAATTGGTTCGATTGCCCAACAAGCATTTTCAGATGTTATTCAACTTTCGTTTTTGGATCCTAATTTAATGGTTCCAGGAGCTGTCACTGCTGTTGGAGTTTACAGTGGGAAAAAAATATCTGAGGCAAGGCTCAAAGGCATGGCAAGCCGCATGGTTCCAATGTTCACATCGACCGATCCAGAGGTGACGCAGAGATTGGCAACATTAATAAAAGACGTTCCCGAAGCCCGAGCGTTTGCTGATGCAATGTGGAAAAGGTTGAATGCAGTCGAAAGTGGTGTTGAAGAATATGAAACACAGCAAGAACGCGAAGGCAGAGCAACTGGCGGACGCACCATGGTGAAAGACCCAAGAAAAAATGCTGCAACGCTGATGGCCCTTGCCGACAAAATAAAAAAAGAGCAAAGTCAGGACACATCGTCATTGCTGAACCTTGACGATGAAACTGTGGCAAAAGCATTGGCTGTCGCCAATAAACATATCTGAGGGGATATCATGGATAAAGTTGAAATTGATTTGACGTTGACGGTTGCGCAGGTGAACAACATTCTTGCGCATCTC